TTTTTTTTTTTTTTTTTTTTTCTGGCCTATATACTATAACCGCGTAATTTAAGTTCCGCGGCCCGCGATCCCCGCTCTTCGATCCATGCCCCCCAAACCAAAGGCCCCACGCATTTAGCGCAGGGCCTTGTTTTTAGAACGGCGGTTCTTGATCTTTATGTTTAGGCATCCAGACGATATCGAACTGGTGCATAGCCATAACGTATTCTCTTAGTGTTTGGCCGTACATCATATCAACGGGACTGTTTCGATGTATTTATCATCGTTATGGCTCTTGGTTCCGGCATCCTCGTATATATCGCAGGTTGCTTCTCCTGATTTAAGCCATCCTTTGATATCGAACAGGTGTGACCAGCTTCTTTTGAGTTCACCTTTCAGCATCCTCATGGCTTCGCCTTTGGTTTTAGCGATTGCCCAGCAAGTTCCCCCCATTGGGTTTACCATAGCTTTATACTTCATAGTACATTCTCCTAATTGTCAAAAAGCGTTTGAGAGTTGTCCTAAACCCTCAAAAAAACTCTACCACAGATATGGGAGAAAGTCAACCGCAGCTAATTTCTTCCACCCACTTTGAAACTTTTTCCCAGTGCTTTGGCTTGTTTAAGTTCCAGCCTCCCGCGTTTATTTTTTTGAAAGCTTCGGTTAGGGTGTCGTTTGGGTTTACCAATGCTTGAATATCTTTTTTTGCGGTTGGGTTTTTTCTAAGGTCCGGTTCTAATTTAAACAGCATTTTACTTTCCTAATCTTTTGCTTGAGCGTTGAGCGAGGTATTGGAACAGGCCTTTTCCCTTCCGTTTTTGCACCAGCGACACGAGGTTGTTTCTTTGAGCTTCTAGGGCCGCGAACTTATGTTTTCCGGCGGCGTATGCCCCAACGTGGTATATTATTGTGTCTCCCTGTCGCGTTGTTTTCAGTGCTTCATCGAAGGTCATTTTAGCGAGAGCGTGTAGTGATATATCGAGTATCATATTTGTTTTCCGGCTTTTCGTAGATTTTTAACGAAGTTGCTTAGTTCTTCTTTTGCGGACCAGAGCTCGCGTTCGATATTTAGTCGTCGGTTATATTGCTCGCTATCTGTTTTATATTTTTCGTCTTGCAGTCTATCGACTTGGCGTCTGAGCCATTTCAGTTCATTTTCTTGAAACGGGTTTAGTTGTTTGTCATCCATGTTGCTCTTCCTTCAGTGCATTTTTTGTTTGTCGATTTCCTCATATAGAAAGGCCCCTGCCATTTCGGACACGAGGGGCCATATTCTTTCTGAGTTATATGCGGCAACGATGTTTGCTATGATGACGGCGATGTCAGGGCCCGACAGGTTTGGCGGGCAGACTTCTAAAATGTCTTCCACCGTCTTTTCTAAGTCTAACATCGTTGCTCACCTTTTGCTTTTGAGTTAAGTTATTTTAGAGGCCAGCTGTACTTTTAACCACTGTTGTTTATTGGTTGAGCACTACCAGAAAGCGCCACTTTCCGATCATGGCTGGCCTCACGATTATTTCCATCAAATATTAATTTCATATCTTGGAAGGATACTTCTTTCCCGGCCAGAATTTGTTCTTCTATTTTTTGGCGGCGCAGTTCTGTTCCGTTTGGTGGCATCTTTCCAAACACGATTTTAAACGCTTGATCTAAAGCTTGATCCATTTCTTCTCTACTCATAGTAGTACTCCTATAATTATTCCTGAGAGTACGGCTCCCACCGTTATTCCTACAACAAAGCCTATTAACCCGGCTAGTTCGATCTTATCCATTTACTCGTCCTCAAAAATAGAATTACCCAGATCAATAGGCAATTCGATTGTTGTTATTCTGAAAGAGCATTTCCTACACGCACGGCGGCGGCGCACGGTTTGAAAGCCGTAGGCCGTGTGCTCTCGACTGTCTATCGCTTGCATTTTTACTTTGCATTTTGGGCAGTGTGTTACGACTAGGGTCATTAGCTGCTTCCCTCATAATAAACGCTTCGCCAGAAATTATCGTTTCGATCTAGCCAATCCGCTGCTTTTGTAAATGTCTCAACGGTTCGTTTTACTTGTTCTGGTTCCCGGTGAAATTCATACACCGATTTATAATGAGGCACGACATCCAAATCGTCTGGATCTACCAGCTTCCCGCATTTAACGTAGTCCGCAATTTCTCGGAGTTTATCGCTATCCAATTCGACTTTGTATTCCCCTGCCGGGAATTGGTTGACGATGTACTCGTGCAGAGCCCAGTGCTTGCGCCAGTAGCCCAAGTCTAAGATTTTACTTTGCACCGGATAACCGTCTACGTTTTCGCGTAATGTTCCGGTGCGATCTGGATGAAATTTCTCACCCGTTAAATACATATCAAGTCCCATAACCATTCTCCTGTTAAGTTTTTACAGCTTATAAATGGTATGGGATAAAGTCAAGTAAATTTATTCAAGACAAGAAAAAACCCCCCAGACAGGACATGAACTGGGGGGTTTTAACAATCAAGCTAACATTGGAGAATGTTGTGATTACTGTACGCGACTATATGGGACAGGTCAACTCTTTTTCGGGCTGTGCTTCAAATAAATGTCGAACATGACCCTGAGTTGCCCGCTAATAGTACGACCGTTCATACTCGCGTGTTCTTTAATTTCCTTGTACACTTCAATAGGCACAAGAACGCTTTTCCATTTTGAAGTATCCATTTGGGTCACCTTCGGTTGATCTATTTGGGACTATATAGGACTATATGGGAACCTGCAAGAAAAAACCCTTTTGCCAGCGACGGCAAAAGGGCAGTTGGAAGTGGTAGGCGCTAGTCGAGCAGGTACGCCAAGCCTCTAAACGGCTTCTCCCCAGTTCGGACCCACTTCAACATCACATTTGCTAGGGATTTCTAATGGTACTGCATTTATCATTATTTTTGCAATACCCTCGGCCTCTTCTTTTGTTTTGACAGACATACAAAGCTCGTCATGCACTTGCAGCATTGGCAGATACCCCTCTTTGTACAGGTCAACCATTGCTTTTTTGGTCATGTCCGCGGCCGACGCTTGGATTAGTCTGTTTAGAGCCTTGTAAGTGAACGCCCGTTTTAGCCGACAGGTGTCTCCATACTCCAAAACAGCCTCCTGATACGGCAGCGCCTTAGTCATTTCGAACGAATCGGGCTCCCAGAGGTTAAACCGACACTTCCGGCCAAGGATAGAGCTTATCGAGCCGCCACTGGCTTTGCTGTTTAGGCGTTCTGTAACCCCGTTCATCAACGCTTTTACGAAAGGCACACGGTCATGGTACTGTTTCACCAAAACTTTGGCCTCGCTGGCCTCAATATCCAGCTGATCGGCTAATTTAGCGACCCCCATGCCATACATCATGCCCAGATTGATGGTTTTCGCTTGTTTACGAGGGATGTCGGCCATTTCAGCTACCATCGTGTGAAAATCCATGTTTGGATCGTTTTTGTAGCTCTCAACAAACTCTTCGACCCCGCGGAGCGCGATTCCCCGGCTTTTACCGTAGACATGGGCGTAATGAACCAAGATGCGCGGTTCTTGCTGCGAGTAATCGATTGACGCCCACTGTTCGCCCTCTTCTGGCAGGAACAACGACCGTATAAGGGGTCCGATCTCAGGATCGCGGGCCGGGATTTGTTGTAAGTTGGGGTTATTCATCGAAAAACGGCCTGAGACAGTCCCGCCATCGTCTGCTCTGATCTGATTGATGTGCGAATGCACTCGACCGTCGCTATGACAGAATTTTAGGATGTTATTTATAAAAGTTCCGCTGGTTTTGTTAAGATTTCGAGCTTGAACGATTAATTGAGGTAATTTTTCAGGATGTTCGGCCAAAAACTGCTTTTTAAACGATGGAGCGCCCTTTTCTGTCTTTGGATATGGTATTGATAACTTATCAAAGGCTTTCGCCACAGAGTTTGCCGCCCATATTTCCACATCATTACCAACAAGGCTCCTTATTTCTTTTAAAACGGTCTTTTCTCTCTTGAGGATCGCGTCGCGTGTTCTTTCTGTCTTGTCCATGTCAACGCGGATACCTCTCCATGTCATATTGACCAAGCAGGGGAGCAAATCCAACTCTAGATTGACAATATTCCAAAGATTTTGCTTTCCGACCTCAACTCTTAGATAATCCCATAGCTGTAGGGTCACTTCAGCGTCCGTCTGGGCGTATGGTCCGACATACATGGCGGGCATTTTCCACATGTCGGCCTTTGGATCGAAACCAAACTCTTTTGCGGCCTCTCTAAGTAGGCTTTCGTTCTTTGCGAGGCCTAAATATTCGAAAGCTAGTGAGTTTAGTGCATAAGAAAACTTATTTTCGTCCAAAAGGGACGCTACGACCATCGTGTCGATGATCCGACCGTTGATTTCGAAGCCCATGCGCTTAATCCAGCCCACATCATACTGAGCATTGTGCATAACTTTGTCTGCGGGGCACTCAAAAACCTTTTTGAGCCATTTATTGACGATCTTTTCGTCTAAATTACCGCCGCCGCGGTGTCTTGTAGGGATATAACCCGCCCAATCCGCTGTTGCGACGGCATATCCGACCACTTCACCGTCACCCACAGCCCAACCGGGGCCGTTTTTCTTGATATTAGGGTCTCTGGTCTCAACATCGATAGCGATTGTCTTTGCTTCGGTAAGATCGGGCAGTTCTGCGGGTGGAACCCACTCAGAATTCAGGGATGGAGTAGCCATTTTAAGCTTCATCTTTTATTCTCTTTATAATTTTTTCTACTGGCAGCGCGTCTCGTTCGACAAATTCCGCTCCCAGCCCAGTGTATCCGGCTTTATCCACCCACGAATCCTCGTGGCCTATCGTTTCTATCAGACGGCTTGTTTTAACCCAATCCATCATCAACGTAACGTGGGCGGGGGTCAGATAACCGTGGCTTTTTAAAGCCCCGCTCATTATAATGTTCCACCCATCTGCAATTCGAGCATGATTGTTGTAAGCATCCCCGTAATCTTTGGCGCGTTGGCCGTTTATAAGTTCTTTGGCGGTGTCTAATACTTCATCACGTTTCATCTAATCCTCCAACAAATCTTGACCAAGAGGTTTAAGAGATAATTTAAGCCGCCAGTGGCGAGCCTTCCCCGTTTCCCAATCATACCGGTCCCACTTAGGGTTCTTAACATCCATATACCCCAAATCAGACGCAACCTTGCGCATCTTCCGAAAAGCCTTAGCCTCTATCTGACGAACCCGCTCCCGAGAAATCCTCAAAGATACCGCGCACTCTTCCAAACTCTGGTCCTGCGCAAACCGCCGAGCTAAAACATCCCGTTCCCGAGGAGACAGTTTCTGAGAAAACTGACTTATTGCACTCAACTGTGATATAGTCTTTTCCGACGAACCCTCCTGAACTAACTTCTTTACGTCGTCCAAATCAAGATTAACCTCCGATGTAGATTTATTTAAACGAAGCTCACGCATGTGATTCGGCCACAAATCCTCCGGATCACGGCCAACCATCCCCGCAACATCCAAAGCTAGATCCGTCCAACCCTTTGAATTATATGGAACCGACTTCATCGTTATTAACTTGTTTACCGTCTGCTGCGAACGACTCATCTTTCGGCACATGTCCGCAACAGAAGAATACCGCTCGCGTATTGCACGAAGTAACCTCCCATTGCGAACAGTTACCTTTAAATTAAAATCTTCATCTTTATTCATAGGTTATAGCTCCTTGTGAAGTCTTGTGGTTCGACGATGAATAAATTCTCTTTGGTTCTAGTTACACCGACGTAAAATACGCGGTGCATGTCATCAGAGTTAACATTCATCTGTTGCTCGGCTGCGGGTGATAAATCGGTAAACAATACGACGTTATCCGCTTCCCCACCTTTTGCCCCGTGGATGGTAGAGACCGTTATTCTGGGCTCACCATTAAACTTTTCGCCCCGACGCAGAAGCGCCGTTACATATGCCCTATCGTTGTCCGGTATTTTGTTCATCGCCTCAGACCAGATCTTGCTGTCGTCGGCTAAAAGCCCGTGGTGCGCGGTCAGCGATTGCATGTTTACGATGTCTTGGTCTTCCAGACCGGGCAGTTTTTTAAATCCTCGGGTGATACGATCCCCCACGGACATGTATGCGTAGATTTTTCTAGCTGTTGCGCCGGGGATGTCTTTACCTTTGCGCAGTTGCTCCCAGCCGTTCACGGCGTCACTTAGTTTTTCTGAGATGGACCGATGGCCGCGATATTCGTACAGGTATCCGCTGGACTTTAGTTCGGTAGCTACGGGCTGAAGTTGGTATCCGGCTTGAGCAAGCACGAGCCATGAGCCTTCGGACATGTCCATTTCTTCGATACTAAAGATGCGGCGCACTGATCCGAGGCTGTCTACTCGGGGTTCGTAGTCTTTTAGGAATCTTTTATCTATGCGTCCTACGACCCGTTCTGCGAGGCGGTGTACTTCTAGCGGTATGCGATAGGACTGAGACAGGGTTTCCGACCCACCGTCGAGGTTAATGAAGTGATCTACGTCTGCCCCAGCCCACCTATAGATAGCTTGGTCATCGTCCCCAGCGCAATACATACGGTCCGATTTTTCATCTAAAATATGAGCAATGTCCCACTGAATAGGTGACAAGTCTTGCGCCTCATCTACAAAGCACAGCTTGAACGATGGGCATGATCGGAAGCCCTCTTCTGGAAAGCTTTCGAGCATGTCTGTGAAGTCGTACATCTCTAGGTTTTCTTTGTAGCTGCGCAAGCATTCGTCCACATACTTGATGATGTTCCACTCAATCGGGCTATCCATAGAGTTGTACTGGTCCCGCAGGGACACTTTACGCATTCTGGCGAGGTTTATCATGCCTAAGATAGGGTCTGTAGCTTTTGTTATTTCTGGCAGATCGTCGTCAAAGTTGTTTGAGCGGGTGATCTGAAGTTCTACGCCCATCTTTTCAGAAAGTTCTCTGTAGTTTTCGTCTTGCATGACTTGCTCTGTCCGGATGTCGGAACAGGTCAGCGCCAGACTATGCAGGGTTCTGAAGTAAAACAGGTCTTTCTTTGGGTCTAGGTTAAAGCGTTTAGCCGCGCGTTCTTTGGCCTCGTTGGCCGCTTTGCGGGTAAAGGCTAGGAAAGCAATGCTGCGAGGTTCGACACCCTTCTGGAGAGCGTCATCGACCATATTAAGAAGTCGAGTTGTCTTCCCCGTCCCCGGTGGGCCGAATATCCTGAACACTTTCTTTCTCCCTTTGGTAAATCTGCCAGACGCGCTGCTTGCTAATGTTGAACCATTTAGCCACGGCTGTTTTTGTCATGTGCCTTTGATCGATCATGTGAACGATTTCGGCGTTACGCATTTCTTTAAAAACGTTCTTACTCAAAACGGGCTCCCATGTTTTGGCGCAAAGTCCGGTGTAGATATATCCATGTCTCCTACATTGTAGGCTGGTATCTGCCAGACGCGGACGGCTCGACCTTTGATCTTGAGCACAGTGCTGTCACCATTAATGTCCCGCAGACGTTGGGCAATGCGGTGCGACTTATACTCAAAGAATTTATTCTTCTTTAGAAAGTTCTCAAAGTCCTTGAGGCGGAAGTAAGTGACCATTGCGTCCTCGTCGGTCCAAGGGCGGCGGAGCAAGATTTCCTCTTTGTCCTGCGCTTGCTGTAGGAAACGACAGAACTCTTCTAAGTAATCGTAGAACTGCCCGCTGATGCTGGCGTCCACGGCTACTTCCATGATGGCGCTTTCGTTCTCGCGCATTTCTGTAAGCAGGGCGCTGATCCGACCTTCCCACTGTTGCTTTGCCACGCTACGCGGCATGAAGTTCAGTTGCTCCATACAGGCTTTTTGAAACATGGGCTGGCTCATTAGGGCGTCTGTGTCTAGCTCCAGAGGCTCGCCGTTAACGTCCATAAACCAAACCGGGGGTGTTGAGTTATACTTACGCAGATTAGCTACTGTAGCGTTCTGTATGGCGCTCCCAATGCCAAACTTGCGAGTTTGGCAGAGCTCCTTGTTACAGTGTGCGTTAATCGGCGCATCACTGCACCTGTAGGCGTAATCCTTGCGGTCAAGCTGCTTTGCCACCACGGTAACTTCTGACAGAGGCAGGGGCGGCTCTAAGTACTGCATGTTGTACGTTAGGATTTCTGTTTCCCAGCTATCGGGGTACGCTTTGCGCAAATAGACGCCGATATTAAACAGACCGTTATTGCGCCCACCTTCTGAGATTTTCTCTTTGACAAGGTGCTGTATGCACGGCGGACCGTCTCTAACAGGCGTACCTTCGGCGCTTTCTGTAATCTGTAACTTTTGTATCTGTTCTGGGGTCTGAGCATACTTTTCGTAAAGCTCAAAGAACTCTTCAAGCGAAGCAGATGTGCCGTCGTCCAAGATGCCGTAGCGTAAACCTTCTTCCGCGTTATAATACGGTAGGTTTAGAAAGTTTCCTACATCTCCGCGGTCCAAGTGCAGTTTGATCTGCTTTGGAAATATCTCGCTCTCACCGTAGCCCAGCGCAGCGGCCACGCTCTTCAATGATTTCTGCATGTCCTTTGCTTCAACCCAATCTGTAGAGAAGAGGAAGCAGTGAGCCCCACCGGACTTAGAACGGCATACAACCAGAGGTATATTTAATTTTCTAATCTTTTCCAACAAAAGCTTGTGGTCTAGCGGATACTGATCGATATCAACGCAGCCCCATTTGCACATGTTGTCGGCATTAATCGGTATGATGCCGATAGAGTTGCCCTTACCGGACAGGTGGCCTTCCCATAGACCCGCGTTCCGCGGTTCACGAACGATGCCCGCTTTACCTGTGTTCTTACCGTTGGACTGCGTTTTGTCTACGCGATATGTACCGTAAGCTTCTTTTAGTCCATCAAAGATAGACGAGAACTTTTTAACTGTCATGGTGATGTCCTTGCGGTGGGGACTGCCGTAGCAGCCCCCGAGTAAAACTTAAAACGGGATGTCGTCTGAGTTTGCGTTCTCAGATTTTTCGTTTTCATGTTTCACAACGACATCGCCGCTCAGTACGCTTTCAGAGAAAGCTTTAGCCTGTGCGTAGATGCTGGCATCTTGGATTGGCTCTTCACGCGACATTTCCCAGCCGTGCCAAGAACCCTTGGAGTTTTCTTCTGCTACCGATTTAATGCGGTAGATGTGAGAGAAGCGCGGCGGGTTAAACGGACCGTTCTTCCCCTGCATGGTCACAGATTGGATCATGCTGTTCCACTTGCGTGACTTCTTCAACTGCGTGGACTTCATTGCAATCAAAGCGGTCTCGGTTGAGCCATCTTCTTTGACTACCAGAACATAGTGCTGGTGTGTCTCTTCGATATAGTCCCCGTCGCCGCCAACAACATACTCTTTGTTGTCTTCGCTGCTACGCTCGGTCTTAGGCCGGGTGGAGTCATTAGGCTGATAGATAGCCACTGGTGCGCCCGATCCTGAGCCCCGTGGAAGCCACTGAATGAATACACGCTGATAGGCGCATGGAATGACCAACAGGCCGTCCTTACCGCTTACAGCCTCTCCTGAGACGGTGTTATAGATGTCACCTTTACGAGCGGTCTCATGGGTGTCCAGAACTGAGTCCAAGCCACTTAGAAGCTTTAGAAACGGCAGAGCCAGATCATCGCTGCTAATGTTTTGGTTACCCTGACCAGCGTCCTGTTCAAACATAGCCCCATCAAACTGTACTACGTCCGACTTTTTTGTTTTTGCAACTGCATTCGCCATTATTTTGCTCCTTTGATTATAGCGCGTTGGCCCACATAGGCCCCAAACAATTCCATAGGGAAATCATCCCCAGCTTCGACACGTTCTCGCACAAAAGCTTTAAGTGTACCGGAGTGAACACTTTCGCTTTGATCGGCAGGAAAGCCTTCTTTTGAAGCAAACGCTTTGAACGCGCTTGCCTGTTCGTCTTCGCCACGACCAAACTCACAAGACACAACGTTCTTGATAATATCGTCGTAACCGTTTTCACGCAGCCACTCATAGGCAAGCGGGCGGTTAGCCACTAATATACTGGCTCCATATGTAGGCTTAACGTCTACAGTAGAACCGTCGTCCAACGAGAATGAAGACATACCCAGTTCCTGCATAGCAGAAGGCAGTTCTTCGTCTGTAAGCTTCAACAAGTCTTTCTTCCGAGACTTGAGGTCTTTCTCAATCT